CTTTCCGCGTCCAGTCCATTCGTCAAGGCACTGTTATTGGTTACCGTATCAACGCCCGCCACCGCCGAACTCAGCAGGGCAATGGCGCCCGGCTGCACATTCCCGGCGCTACCGGCCATCAGAGCCACAACCGGCACGTTAAGGCTCGTCATCCCGGCAGCCAGATTATAACCGGCCGGGGACGGACTGAACGCCGTGTTTGTAGGATCGGCAATTACCGTAAAACCTTGTGTATTCGCCGCGGTGCTGACATTGGTGCCGACCGGAATAAAGGCGGCCATGCTAGGCGTGAAGCGCGAGAAGGTTACAATACCGTTAGACGCCACCGCCGCCAACCGGGTAAAGCCGAAATCGGCGCCGAAACTATCGCAATCCGTCCCTGTACTGGTGGCCAGCCTAGTAGCAGCCAATACTTGCACAATAAGCCATTGCAGCCATAACGCGGTTGCTGCGTTAGCTTCCAAAATTGCACGCAATACTGAACCAACCGTCAGATCGAGCAATGTCTGCGCGGCCCCCTGCACGGCAGCGGCCATGCCGGCCACCAGCGTGGAGAAATTCTGCAAAGATAGCTGCATGATACCCTATACTGAAAAACTGAGGAGATTGGTTTGCCCGGTGGCAGCATCAGCGTAACGCAACGTCAGTGTCACGGTGCCATCAACATTGACTATGGTTGAGATCGAAGGTGCCGGCGTTTGCGCCACCGCGGCCTCTTGCAAAATCTGCGCCCGCGCGGTCCCGTTAATCGCCGCCGCCGCACCAGGCTGACCAACAAATTGGCCAAGCCCCGCACCATAACGCAACTGCCAGATATAGTCGCCGGGGTTCGTCAACAAGCGGCGGAGAACGCGCTGCTCCGTCAATTCCGGTCCATCGGCCAGCGCAATATCGCCGGTAGAATTAACCCGAAGATCGCCGCCAAACTGCAGTGCCAGATCAGCCATTACACAATCACCGACGGCAAACCGGTCGTCCCACCCTGCGGGTCCAAATGTGTATGGCCGTCATATGCACCACGCAGCGCCGCCAGCGTGCCATGCGCGCCATTCTGGTCGGATATATCGCCCGTGACAACCAGATTGCCGGTGATATTCACCACTGGCGCCTGCAACGCGATTGTACCGTCATTATGCAATTTCAAAAAACTTCCCGTTTTATGCTGCAACCATAGCTCACCACTGGGTGCCGCCATGGGTTGATCGACTGACGACCAGACCGCGCCGATAACCACACCCTGTTCGGCATCACCTTCTTGCGCCAAAACCAATACCTGGTCGCCCGGCGTCAAAGGCGCTGCCAACCCCCACCCTGCACCTACCCAGGCGGAGATAATCGGCAGCCACCCGGTTAAAACATTTTCAGGCTGCAAAAGCACTTTTGCCGCATAAGCAGCCGGATCAAAACTAGAGACCAGACCAAAGCGCGTGGTACCGGCCATGCCGTCCAAGCTGCTCGCCCTGGCCTTCACCGTATTCCAGAACTGGTCCATCGGCGGTTGCCCTTATGCCGCATTCGCGTAAGCACGAAAGGTCTGGATAAATCCATGTTCGGCATCAAGCGATCGCCGAATAGCCTCAACGGTATAAGTCTGGTCGAGCCCCACCCCGGCCCCGCTGAGTATGATTTGCGCGGATGGTACCATACTCACATCCCCAGGCATTGTAATTGTCAAAATTTTTCCATGCTGCGACAAAGTGGCTAGATGATTGGTCGCGATCGCATCGGCTTGGGCTGCTGTCAGATTTGGCCGGATCAAAATTGTTCCGCTTGACGCTCCAGCTGTCTGAGATACCGCTGTCTTGCCTCGACTATTCCAGGATTTGACCGTCGCCGCTGTAGGAATGGTCGTTGCAATGTCGAACTCCAATGTCAACGCATTGCTCGGGGTCAGCAGGACCGGCCGCAGATTCGGCCTAGGACGAAGATTCCACGCCGTGCCGCTGCCGGAATAGAGGGCCAATGCGTTGCGTGCGTGATCCAGCTCGTAATACTGTCCGACCGGCGTTGCTGTCGCCGTGATATTTGGACTCAGACCAAATCGGTTCGCGATCAAATCCGCAATCTGGCTAGACGTCTGATTATTGAATGTCTCAAAAATCTCTGCATCGATCAGCCTCGCCGCCAGATCACGCCCGGAGAGAATCGCTGTTTTATTCAAAAGATCAATCCGAATATTGTCGACCTGCCCCGTGATCAGATTCGTAAACCCGACCCCCTGCGCGACTGAGATCGCGATGGTGGCAGACCCCAGGGCCGCGAAATAAGACGATGGAAACAGGGTATCCAGTGCGAAACCAATGGAAAACCGGCTGGCAGAAAAGTATCCCAGGCTGTCGACCTGTAAATATATCACCGCCGGCATTTCTACTCCGGCAATAACGGCCTGTACGCGTGGCGCATTAGCTGGCAACGCCGCCTCCGGCTGTTGCGTCCACCGGCGGAATCACCAGCACATTCACGCCATGCAAAACCGGATCAGTTAATTGATTCGCCTGTGCAATGCGTATCCATTGGGTTGCGTCATTAAGATATTGCGCCGCGAGCGCGAACAAATTGCCGCCAACAACGGTTACAACCGACTCACTCATGACAATGCCGCGGTGACGTTACGGGCCGCGCGGCTGACATAACCGTTCATCGCCGACAGTGCCGCAATTTGTCCCGATGACGTCTGAATGCCATTAAGCGCGGCGATGCCGGTGGAGGCATCCGGTGCGGCGCTTAAGCTGGCCGCATTAGCTATCAACGTGCCGCCCCCTGTAGACAAGGCATTGCCGATCGAAGCGGTCGCCGCCGCGTAGCCGTTAACGCCCGTGCCCAACCCGGTAAGAGATATCCCAGACAGCCCGCTGAACGATATCGCATTGGAAATATCACTGCTGACCAGATCGGTCAGCGGTGCAAGCGCGCTCCCAAGCGCAGCAACAGGGTCCGTCACCACCACACAGCGCACCGCGAACGGCATCCACCACGGTTTGGCATATTCAACGATGAATTGAGCCACCACGACGATGTAAAAAAAATCCCCCCAAATGAATGGAACCGCCGTGCCGGTAGAGCGCAGCAAATCCAGTGCCTGCACCCGGCCAGCCGCATCGCTGCCAGAAAAAATACCTGAAAAAGCGATTTCACCGTCGTCAACGCCGAGCGCGTTAACAACCCGCCCGCCGCCGATCAACTGATTCACCGCAAGGCGCTGGGCGCCGCCGAACGCAATTCGTTCGGGGACTTCAAAATCCTGAAACGGCACACCGCCGAGGGTCACAACCACATTGCTCATTAAAATCTCAATTCGGTAGTTTCAGGCCTGGCCAAGCCGGACTAAGCCTCGGATCAAACCCGGTGGCGCCCGATGGCGGCAACCGTGCCTCGCGGTTAAGCAAATCAGCCAATGCATTGCTCAGATGTGCCTTGTTCACCAAGGTAAGCGCCGGCATTTTTGGCTCCGTAATAGCGGATCCGTCATAAGTTTCGGCTTGCCATTTACGATCACGCGCATAATTTTCCACCCGGTTTTGTCCGCCGGATCGGCCCATCGGCGCTACACTCGGCAGCGGCTTTTCAACATGCCGTATGGCCGCAAGTCGTCCGCTTTGCGGATAGCGCGGCAACCTGGCGTCGTCGATACCACCGACAAGCGCGCGAGTATTTAGTTGCCCATAACCTTTCGCTGCAACCATCGCCTTTTTATATCTAGTATGCCCAAGGCCCACCTTGGCAAACTGTGACGCATTATGCCCTAGAACATGGGCAACCTCATGCAGATTCGCGTTCCTTAAAACTGCATTTGAATGCGCCCATAAGTTATCACGCCGCTCGTGTCGCATTGCCATTGCGGTCGCTACCGCCGGCACCCGGCGCCGCACAGCAGAAGCCGCGATATTCGATGCCTGCGGCCTGCGCACGGCCGCCAGCACATCCGCCGTGATGCGGCTTCTTGCTGCCCCGAAGGGATGATCAACGCTGCGTTTGGTCTGCCGTATTGGCGCGAGAGACAACTGCCTAATCCTGCCAATTGCCAAAGCGGCTTTATGAAAAGCCAATGCTTCCATTCTCACTGTCACCATTTCGCTCGCCTCTGGCGCTTCAGTTGCCGTATTTTCCAATCAAATCTTGAAAAATACGACAACCGCGAAAAAGATCAGCGCAGTCGCCACGGCGACGCCGATCGCAATCGCGGCTGGATGCGTTTCAAAAAAACTCTCACCCTTCATTTCTTCTTTATGAATCGCACCGCCCAAGCTTTGCATGTCACCCATAAAAATTTCCTTTCAAAATAATTCAGAAGTTTCAGTCCAGCGAAGTCTCTTCCAGTCGAAGATAAGGCCGTCCAGCCTGCCGAATGTTACGACATATGCCATGCGTTCGGCATCATCCAAACCAAATGCAACATCATAAGGCACCCCGCGGCTGACCAGATACAAACAATCCGTCAGCGCCGGGTGCCTGGCTAGTTTCCCGCGTCTGCCACCACAGTTGCAATCACCGGCGGCGTCACAGCGTCAATCAAGGCGGCCATAC